GAAAGAATGGCAAAGCTTATACAACTTTTGCAGATAATAAAGATGTAATGTTAGCTGAGGAGCTGCAAGAAATATTTAAAGAATCTCCTGCATATAACAAAATTTTAGATTTTATTATTCCAGATAATGAATTGCACTTAACAATAGAGGTTTCTGATACAATATTACTGCTACTTCATGGACATCAGATGAAAGGTGCAGGGAACTCACAAGCTAAAGCTAGAAAATGGCTATCAGATCAAGCTTTTTCAAGAAATTCTACAAGTGATGCTGATATTGTTTTACATGGACATTATCACTTTTTTTCTGCTTATGAAAGCTCTGATAGATTAATACTACAAGCTCCAACATTAGATTCAGGCTCAGAATGGTTTGCAAACACAAAAGGGGATAAATCTAGGGCAGGAATGCTTACTTTTGTAATTGGAGGTAAAGAGAAATGGGATTATATTAAGGTTATAAGGTAAATATGAAACTTGAAGTATTAAGATTTAATAGTGGTACAACATTTACTTCTGGATTGCTATTTGATATAACAGACAATGTAAGATCCTTTTTATGTTACACAATTGAGGATGCTTACCATCCAACAAAGATTTATGGAGAAACAAGAATACCTGCAGGAACTTATAAGCTAACACTTAGAGCTGAGGGTGGTTTCCATAATAGGTATAGTAAGAAATATTCTGGTAAACCTAATTGGCATCAGGGAATGATTTTAGTAAATAATGTGCCAAATTATGAGTATATTCTTTGGCATGTAGGGAATAGCCCAATAGATACTAAAGGATGTCTCCTGCTAACAAAAACTCAAAAAGATGGATTCGGAGGTGCATCAAGAGCTGCTTATGAGGAAATTTATCCTGTTGTGAGAGATGCAATACTTTCTGGGGAGGAAGTAACTGTAACTTATAAAAACTTTGATGGGAGCATGGATTCTGAAAAACTAAATAAAATCAATAATACTTCTAATATTTCAAAAGATCAGGAGGGTATTATGGATATATTATCTACAGAAATAAAACACTTGAAAGCTGAAGTCAAAGCTCTAAGACAGGCAATCATACTTAAAGGAATGCAAGTTAAGTAATTTAACTCATTTACAATCATGAATATAAAATGTCATTCCTGTATGGAAAAACTAGAATTAATAAATAATGCTTTTGTATGTATTGTTAAAAAGTGTAATCAATTTAAAAAGGTACAAACAAAGATGAAAGAGGAGGAGTAAGCTATGTCAGATGAAATGAAAGATATGCTAGAGAGAGCTATTTGGACTTTTATAGAGGCTTTTATTGGAGCTTTGACTATATCTCCACTTGTAGGGGTAGATGCTAATGCTTTACAATTAGCTGCTATTTCTGGAGGAGGTGCAGCTCTAGCTGTTATAAAGACTTATGCTAAGAAAAAAATAAGTTAAAATAAATTAAGATTTCTAGCAATAGATCTCTTTTTAGTTACAAGTAACATAAAAAAAGCAGGAGATTTGTATCTCCTGCTTTTTTGTTGAACAGGTAAGAGGTTGATTAGGGTTGCAGTAATACATACATAAGGGGTATATATATCTGAGAACTCTACCTGCTTTCTATTAACTATACCAAAGCTCTGGAACAAATAATATTTTTATTTCCAATATTCATTAAAATATTCTATTCCACAATCAATACAGCATACTTTTATTGTGTTTATATTAGGAAGCCCATCACTAGATCCACTAACTAATAACAGGGGTTGTGAATAAAAATTATAACAAAGATCATGATTACAAACTAGATTAGCTTCATGTTCTATTTCTGTTACAAAAGTTGGCTTAGTATATTTTTTTCTGTTAGGTAATCTACCAAAAATTATTCTGTAATCTTTATAATCCTCAATCCAATTACCATAAACTCCCATTGAAATATCTCTAGGATTTTCTTTTGTAAGTTCTGCTAATTGTTTTATTATTCTTTTTCTGCTCATAACTTACTTAATGAAAATTTTTTTTGTTTAAAGGCCAAATTAATAAAATTATTTTTTGTGCCTGTTTTTGTCATTTATGTTGTTTATAGTGTTAAACACAAACAAATTATTTCTGCAGCTTTTAAAAAGGGATAGTTGATTAGGATCTTGAATCAGAGGATTAGCTGCACCTCAATAAACTAGGGTTAGAGCCTATTACTCCACAATGTTAAATGCTACTAAATTTAGTATTCTGGTTTTTGGGTGGGAGTGGCACAGGGTTAGTTCTAATAATCAGTATCACAACTGCAGTTGTTTTAAATAGCCCAAGCCTAGTAAAAGGGCTTGGGCTTATCAATCTAAATTCCTACTTTTAATCATTGACAATGAGACAAATTTTTGAGATAATTAAGTAATAGTTGATTAGGAGATAAATGAAAACATATACAAAATGGTTAGTCAATAATGGACTATCTTGTTGTGATAAAGATAATACTTGTTCAAAAGATGGACTTGTTTATTGGAAGTGTGAAGTTGATTCTGAGGGTAATCCTATAAGAGTTATTTCAGATTTAGAGGCTTGTAAAAAACACTTAAAGGAAAATAATATAAATATAGGGGGTAAATAATGTTAATTCAAGAGTGGATTTATTTAGGCTTAGCTTTATATGGCTTTGCTTCTTTGATAATAACAATATCTTTTGTTTGGCTATGGGCAGAGAAAAAGATCCTTAATAGTAAAACAGATTTTGAAACAAGATTGCATAAAGGAGAGATCCTTAGCAGAAAGAATATATTCTAATGAAATTAACACAAGAGGAATTGGATAACTTAGCTTATCTGTTAAGAAAAGTAGATATTGATATTTATTGTTACAACACAGATCACAATAAAAGCAAACAAAAATTCAGATGGGGTAATTGGAGTTTATTGCCAACCAGAAACAGTAAAAATACTGTATTAACTATAGGTATTTATAGAGATGTTTGAGGCAAAAAAACCAAATAAACATAATTGGTGTTATAAGTTTCTTTATTGGAATAATGAGGAAAATGTTGTGAATTTCTACACAATAGAAACACAATGGGGATTCAAGTATGCAGAAAATATAGCTTGGAATAATGCTATGTGGGATGGATGCAGGAATATGAAATATATAGGCAAAAATAAAATGGAGGTTGATAATGGCAGCAAAATTCTTAGAGGATTATGTTGGAGTTGATGACTTAATTAAACAAATGAATGAACAATATCCAGAGGGTAGATTAGTGAGTGAGATAGTTGAGAAAACAGATAAAATGGTTGTTTTCAAAACTAGCTTTTATACAAAAGATAATGTATCTCCAAAATGTACAGGGCATGGGAGCAAATACTCTACAGAGGATCATTGGTTAGAAAAAGCAGAACAGAAATCAAGAGGCAGATGCCTTAGAGTTTTACTTGGCTCAGAGCCAACTGCTGAGGAGATGGAGGGCATAGTACCTAGCAAAGCAGCTCCAAAGAAAAAATCCTTAGATGAAAAAGTTAAAGACTTAGAAGCTGAGGAATTAGTTGAGGATATAACTGATAGTAAACAGGCAATAATGAATAACATTAAAGAGTTTGCCATGCAGATAACTAATCAAGATCTTGACAAAGCTAGAGCATTTACTGCACAGGCATTAGGTGCTATGAATATGTCTAAAAATGATGTTTCTTTTGCAAATATGCAATCTGTAAAAAATAAGATACAGGATATTGCAACTGAAGCTAGAACTCATGTTGATAAAGGGGAATAAATGTTTGGCATACTTGGTAGGAATAGCCATAGCCATACTGAAATTCTTTTTATTGAGAAAGATGTATCAGAGGCTAAAAAGATTAGATATATTTTAGAAGTAGAGGGCAGGATTTGTAGTTTAGATCCAGAGTTCTCTGCTTCTGGAAACTTAAGAAAAGTTATACACAGGCTTAATAGAGAATATAAATCTGGAATTTATAAAATGGATTGTAATTGTGATTACAAGCAAAAAGCTAAATTAAATCTTGATGGAACTCCTAGAAAGCATTCTGTTTATCTTAAGGATTGGGCTATCTAAATGATTGAACTTTTATTAACTTGCTCATTGTTAGGTACTGTTCATTTTAACCTAAATGAAGTAACAGATATACATAAAGTATCTAATCAATGTCAGTTAATAGAGGAGGTGCAAGAGTGGATTCCATTAATAAAAAATTACTTTCAGGCACAGGATGAAGCTCTTGCATTGACTATTTTGTATTGTGAGAGTTCAGGTAGAGAGAAAGCAATAGGTTATAACAATGATGGCTCAATAGATCAGGGATTATTTCAGTTTAATTCAGAGACTGAAAAATGGCTTGAGAAAGATATTTATAAAAGAGATTTAGATATGTATGATGCTGAAACAAATGTTAAAGCTGCTAGGTGGCTTTCTCTTAATGATGGTTGGCATCATTGGAATAGTAGCAAACATTGTTGGGGTAAATATGAGTGATAAGCAAAAAATACTTAATATTCTAAAAAGAAATGAAAATACTTTTGTTTGTGCAGGTGTTTTTATATTTGAGAACAGAATCAAAGACTATGCCCAAAGAATCTCAGAATTGAGAAGTGATGGGTATGATATAATCAGCTTTGTCTGTCAGGATCACAATCATAAATTATTTATGTATAAGTTGAAAGTACAATATTACAGAGATACTCTGTTTTAATGGAATATGCTGCAGATGAAATTAATTATGGCTACAGAGCTATATTAATGATTATAAATTCTGAAAATACTTTAATAGACAAAATAGACAATATAAAAGAAATAGATCCTGTTGATGAGCATCCAATATTTAAAACAAATAAAGGTGGATTATCATTTGCAGTATTGATAAAAGATTTGCAAACAGTTGTAGAAATAGTGTTAAATCATGGAGATAGGTTTGACATTCATACAATGACTAGGCTTGGATCAGCAACAATTCTTGATGAAACTGTAGAAACCTTAATAAATTTCTTGCATATATTTTATGTCAATCTGGTTGATGATGAAAATAAGTTGTTAAACTCAGCATTAGATAAATCAAAATACAGGAGAGCTGCAAAAACTATGCACTACAGAGAAATGTTTGGGGATGATACAGCTATTTAATGGTGATTGTTTAGAAGTTATGAAAGAGTTGCCAGATAACTCTGTTGATTTATGTATTTCTAGCCCACCTTACAATCTAGATATCAAATACAATACTTATAAAGATAAAAGAATAGATTATGTAAATTGGCAAATAAAAATATGGAATACTGTTTGTAAAAAATTAAAAGACAAAGGGCATTTGTTTTTAAATTTACAACCTACAAGAAAAAATTATTTTATGCCATTTGAAATTGTTTCTAATTTAGATTGGAAAGTACAAAATATTTTTATTTGGAATAAATCAATTCAAATAGATGGCTTGATAAGAGGACAAGCACATGTTCAAAAATCAAAAAAATATATTCCTAATGGTTGGGAATATGTATTTCATATAACAAAAAAAGGTATTACTGAAATAGATCAAATGAGTAGCAAAGTACCTTATAATCCTAAATGGGCAGCAGGTAATTCTAAAAGATCTGGTAGAACTCATAGACCAACAGTAAATTCGTGGTTTATACCTTATGAAGTTATAAACACTAATTCAATAAAAGAAAAAGGAGTAAAAAAGCATCCTGCTGTATTTCCTAAAGAGCTAGTAAAACAATGTATTAAAATATCTAGTTTAAAAAAAGGAATTATTTTAGATAATTTTATGGGTACAGGTACTACAGGTGTAGTAGCAAAAGAATTAGGTTTTGATTTTATTGGCATTGAAATTGATGAGGATTATTTTGATTTATCAGGGCATAAAATACAAGAAGCATCAAAAAGTTAAGTTTATAATTCCTACAGACTATAGAATTATTAATCCACAAACTAAAAAAATAATCTGGAGATATGGAACAATTCAATTTTTTTCTAATAATAAAATTTCTGCATGGGTGTTAGAAACAGGCACTAAAGAGCCAATAAAAATTTCATTATTTTGTGTTTTGCCTGTACATTAATATTATATGAAAGCACAAGTCAATTTAAGTCAAGTATTACAGGGTGGATTAGCAGCTCTGGTTGCATGGTTGTTTAAAACAGTAAATGATTTGCAACAAGAAGTAGCTGTACTTATGGTACAGATAACTGATGCTAAAGATGATCTTATAGCTCTTGCTATGAGAGAACAAGAATTAAATTCAGCAATAACTGAGATTCTTATCAAACTAGGTGGCTAATGATAGCCAAGATTAAAGATAATTTAGCTTTAGTAGTTACTGCTATAACTCTTATGGGATCTATTGGAGCAGGAGTTCAAAGCTTAGGAGCTGTTATAAATACTCTTACCAACATAGATGAAAGAATGAATGTTATAGAAACAGACTTTGAAACCTTAAAAGAATCAACAATGGTATCAAATGATATTGCAATTCTTTATGAAAAGATATATCAACTAGAGCAAGTAGCTTATAATGCAGAGTATTTAGATACAGAGCTTACAACCTTAAGAGCTAATTACCAGAACTTGGAAAAGGAAGTAAGAGATCTGGAATGGAAAGTTGAGGATTTTCAGGCTAGATATATTTCTGAGTTAAACAATCCTCCTCAAGATTCACAATCTTATGAGCTAATGAAATGGGAATGGCAGGATTTGCTAAAAAAAGTAACAACATTAGAAAATAATCAGCTTGAATCATGGGAATTAGATAATTTAAGAGACAGGATAACTTACTTAGAAGCATATATGCACCAACATTAGTCTATAATTAATTTATGGATTACATAGATGATATGTCTTTAGCTTTACCAAATCAGCAACAGGTAGGAGAATCAAATATTGATTTTAAAAGATTTCAGTATTATTTAGCTTTAGGAGCTGCAAGAACTCTCTCAAAAGTTTCAGAAAACTTCAGTCTGACAGAGAGGAGAATATATCAAATATCTGCTAAAAATCAATGGCAAGACAGAGTAAAAGCTATTAATAAAATGCTAAATGAGCAGATAATAGGTGAGGTTTTTGCTCAAGTAGGAGAAACTGCAAGAGATTTAGCTGAGGAACTCAAGCCTGTGATTTTTAAGATTATTAGTGAAATAAATGAAAGGGATTTAGCTTCTATGAATCCTACAGAATTAAAAGGCATATTAGATATTTGTTATAAAATGATTAGTCAGATTTATGGATTAGGATCTCCACAAGTAACAGTAAATCATATAGAACATCCACAGATAAGGTTTAAATGGGATTGGGAGCAAAATGATGAGCCAGATTATTGAGGCTACTCCTCCTGATTTACATTCTGGACAAATAGAAGTTATACAAGCATTAGATAAAAATAGATTTGTAGTTGCTGTATGTGGTAGGAGGTGGGGTAAAACTACTCTTTCATTAGTTGCAGCTATAGATCAGGCTCTCAAAGGTTTAAAAGTATGGGTTATCTTTCCTGTATATCCTCAAAGTTTAGAATCTTGGCTTAATTTAAAATCTTTAGTTAGGCAACTTCCAGAGGGGTATGCAGAAACTAGAGAAGTAGAAAAAAGAATTGTATTGAAAAATGGTGGATCTATACAGATAAAATCAGCCAACAAGCCTGAATCATTGAGAGGTGCAGGAGGTATATCATTAATAATATTTGATGAAACTGCTTATATGGATAAAGAAACTTGGGAGACAGTTAGACCAATACTGAGTGATAGTTTGGGTAAGGCTTTATTTATATCAACTCCTAATGGGATGAATTGGTTTTATGAGTTGTTTGATAATGCTAAGAGGAGAGATGATTGGGTTGTTTTTCATTATCCTACAGAGCAATCTCCAAAAATAAACAAAGATGAATTATCACAAGCCAGAGAGGAGTTAGGCTCTATGGTTTATGCTCAAGAGTTTTTGGCAGAATTTACAGAAGTAGGACACATGTTCAAAAGAGAATGGTTTAAGTATTTTGATGTTATAGCAGGAGATGATCCTGAATATATCTTAGGAGATGAGGTAGTAAAGCATAGTGAGTTATCTATCTTTGGCACTATGGACACAGCATTGAGTATCAAAGAGACTGCTGATTATTCAGTAATAATGACAGTAGGCTCAGCTCCAAGTGGTAAGCTTTTAGTATTGGATGTATTCAGAGCCAGACTAGAAGCTCCAGAGTTACTTCCACAAATAGAAGCAAAGATAAATGAATACAACTTGTCTTGGTTGGGAGTGGAGGATTCTAGCTTTGGTTTGGGTATTATTCAGATGGCTAGGAGGCAGGGTTTGCCAATAAGAAATTTAAAAGCAGACAAAAGTAAAACTGCAAGAGCTGTACCTGCTGCTGCAGGTGTAGAAAATGGCTCTATATGGTTTTTGAAAAATGCTAAATGGCTTGTAGAATTTGAAAGAGAATTAACTAGCTTTCCATCTAGTGGATCTCATGATGATATGGTAGATGCTCTAGCTTATGCAGCTAGATTTGGAATAGTTAGAAAGACAAATTGGAGAGTTACCTAATTGGGAATAAGAGATAATATTAGAAGTTTCTTTGCTCAGGAAGTTGAAACAGAAAAGAAAGCAGGGCAATATCCTACTTCACAAGTAGTTTTTCCATTCAATACAGATGCAGGATATTTTAGTGGAGTAAATCAAATGTCTCCAGAGGGCAACTCTGCTGCTCTTGCTTGTTTAAATGTACTTGGTACAGCTTTTAGTGAGCCTCCATTGTATGTATATTTAAAGAATCAAGAGGGTATGCAATTAGTGGATAATCATCCTGCTGCAGATTTATTATCTAATCCAAATCCAAATATGACACAATCTCTGCTAAATAATTACTTAGTTACTTCTGTTGCTGTTTCTGGAGATGCTTTTTTACTTAAATTAAGGAATGATGCAGGAGCAGTAGTACAACTTATACCACTACTTCCTGAGATGGTAGAGGTAAAAGGAACAAGTGAACAATTAATAACAAGATATGAATACAAGCAAAAAGGCAACACAATGATAATAATGCCAGAGGATATGATACATCTTAGAGAGAGAATAGATCCTAGAAATCACAGGAGAGGATTAGCTCCTTTGAGATCAGTTATGGTTGAAGTCTTAGGAGATGCTGCAGCTTCACAAATGGGAGCAGCATTGGTAAAAAATACAGGTGTTCCTAGTGTTGTTATATCTCCAAAGAATGACTTATCAATGACAAGTGATGAGGCAGAAAATATTGCTGAAGTATTTGGGAGGAGATTTGGAGGAGAGAACAGAGGGAGACCATTAGTCATATCAGGAGGAGAAGTTGATATAAAAACTCTTTCATTTAGCCCTAAAGATTTAGAGATAGGCAAACTTAGATACATCAATGAGGAGAGAATATCTGCTGTATTAGGTGTTCCTGCAATATTGGCAGGGCTAGGCTCTGGGCTAGAGAGAGCAACTTATGCAAATGCAAAAGAGCTTAGAGAGTTCTTTACAGAACAAAAACTTATTCCAATGTGGAACAACTTTGCTAATGAATTTACAAAACAACTTCTATTACAAGATTTTGAGGACAACACAGAATTTTGCTTCAAATATGATATATCTGATGTCAGAGCTTTATCTCAGGATGAGGATGCAACAATGCAAAGAATATCTCAGGGATTTAATTCTGGATTTGTAACAGTTAATGAGGCAAGACAAGCAACACAATTACCACCACTTGACAATGGAGATTACTTTATCAGAAACTTAAGCATAGTTGAAGTGCCTGTTGAGGATTCTACAAATGCAATAATGTATCAGCAGAATAGTAACAACGCATTGAATTTCAAAGCAAAGTTAAGTGATATAAAAGTAGGAGATTCTGTTTCTTGGAGTATTAATAAAGATCCAGATCCACCATCAACAATTAATGGAGTAATTACAAGTATTAATCAAGAGGATGAAACTGCGAATATAAAAGTATGGGCAATCTTAGAGGATGGAGGGCATGAGGAGACAGATAGAACAGTTACAGTTGAAGTCTCAAAGCTAAGAGTTATACAAGCAATAAATAAATCAATGAAGCAATTATCAGCAAGAGTAGAAAAAGCACTTAAGAAAAAAGTAGAGGATCATAATGCAGATAGCCCTAAATTTAGAGTAACAATAGGAAAGTTAAGAAA